CAATATATGATTTCTATCATTAGCTTCTTTAATGTGATCTAAATCGCTTGCATCACGATAATTTTTAAGCATCTCAATTATCTTATCTGCATCATATTTTGTCGCTTGTCTTATCATTTTTTGCCAAATGGATAATTAATTGTTGAAGCAAAAGCTACTCTGCTCATGCTTGTATCGCCTGAGCTAAAAAACTGCCATGAGTTGTTATTTGTATATCTGCCTGCAATTCTATTTTGCAGAATAGATTGAATAGAAGAAGCACTTACATTAATTAAACCAACAAATCTTCTTGATTCTTCCATCCATTGCTCAGAAATATTAAAGCTATTGATATAACCATTAAAAAACTGATACAAGCCACCTGTGCCACCTGTTGTAATAAGCTGATTGTTTGTGTCAAAAAAGCCATGCCAAGCTTCAATTTGACAGCCTTTTACATTAAGACCTAAAACCCAACCAAGCAATGCTGTATCAATACCAACAAGAGTAAAACTAGTTTCGTTAGCAGTAGATTTAATATCTCTTTGAGCTTGACCAATGTTTACTAATGCGCCTACACCATTAAATGGATTAGCATCTACAGCTGGTATAGTCATAGATGTTGGCGCAGTAGAAAATAAGAAAGTTTCTTCAGGTGTTGTAATCCTGACAAAATCAGCAATTCTTATATTGTTTGTATTTTGTACTGGTGTTATGTTGTTCATAAAACAGCCTCAAAAGCCTCAAATGTGCCTGACCATTGAATAAATGAATCGTTTGTAATAGGAACTAATGTGTATGTTGGATAATCACGCAAAATAACAGGGAAAGTAACGCCTGTGTATGTATCACCACCCATTGAAACTGTTGTGCCATATTGGCCAATTACTGCATTAATAGGGCTAACAACTTCAGTTAATAAAGTTCTATGAACTGGGATGCTTACAGTTGAGCTTGAGCCACGATGTACATCGGCAGTTGCAATATATGAATATAAGCCAACTTGACAAAAATCGCCTGTTTTAACAATATAAGCACTTGAACTAATTGATGGTAAATTGCCTAAAACTAAAGTTTTGTTTGCTGATGCAGTTTGCCATTGGCAAGATGCAATTTGTGAGCTATTCATATCGCCTTGATATGCAATATAGTTTACCCAGCCTGTAGAGCCAAAGTTTAAGTATTGAGTTAAAGCTTTATCGTAATAGCGTAAATCAGCAAGCAAGCTTCTATTTTTACTATAGAGCAAATAGTTCATTGGCTTCATAGTAAAAGTAAAAGGAACTACAGTAAGTATTTCTGATGTAGCGATTCTTTGATTTCTGCTTACAACTTGGCCAACGAATCTTTGATCGTTAATTCCAACTGATTCAGCGATTGCTAAGATATTAGTTAATGACATATTTACCTACTTGCTGGAAGTGAACGAGCCGCAGATTGATTAGCCGCAAAAATGCTCATTTTGTTAGATGCTATGAATTGAGTTGCAGATTGAGTATCAATAGCTGACATATTAGCAATATATGGCCCATTGTAAACAACGCTAGGGCCACCTAATGCATTGCCTAATTGATTATTTGGAACAATAGTGCCAGATTGATTTGGAATAAATAATTCAGGCCCTCTTTCACCAACAAGAGATGGACTATTGCCTGTTATGCTACCCCCTGATGCAAAAGCAGGGCCAATATATGTTGTTTCAGCATTTAATAATTGAGGCCCACTAGAAAATAATGAGCCAAACAATCCACCAAACATTTTCATCGCTGAAGCTCTAAGCTGAATAGATATTAAATCTTGAATAACAGACTTAGCAAAATCTTTAAAGTTTAGTTTGCCTGTTTTCACAAACTTATCTAATGCAGAACTCATATTGCCAACAATTGAGTTAAATGCTTCTGCGCCTGTTTTAAATGCATTTGTTGAATCTTGTTGGAATTTGCGATAAGCATCTTCCCAACCAGCAGACCAACTTTGTCTGCGGATTTCTTCTTCGCTTAATAATCTTGCTCTAGTCTGATACAAATCAATTACAGCTTGTTTTTCAATCTCTAAATTCTTTAATAATTGATCTCTAATTTCAGGCTTTTCTGCATACTGCTTTTTAATATCAGCTTCTTTTACTGAAAATTCGAGCATCTGCTTTCTATAGCCAAACATTAAATCTAGTTGCTTGTTTTGCAAATCAGTATATTGATATGCATCTAATTGATACTGAGCTTGTTCTTTTTGCAACGCCAAAAGATCTTGAGAAAGCTTTAATTTTGTTTTTGCGGCCTCAAGTTCTGGTCTAGGCGGCAATGGGCCATTATCTTCTTTAGAAGCTTTTGTTGTTACTGCTGGCAAGTTTTCTGCCAATTCTTTAGTTTTATCAGCAGAACCCATGATTTCTGATGAGCCTGTTCCCATTGCGCCAGAAATGTCAAAACCTTCAAAACTTGATTCGCTTGTTTTTGTTGCTAAATAAATGCCTAATGCAGATAAAGCACTTACTAAAGTTGTAATAATTCCAACAGGAGATGCGGCTATAGCTAAAGTTAAAGCACCCCATGACATAGCCAAAATTCTAATAACTTCTGCCAACTTAATAATTCCATTGATAACAGTCATTGAAGCCATACCAATAAGAATTGTTTTGAATGTATCAATTGAAACTATTTTGTTTGAATCTGTAAATGGCGCAATAAGATCAGTAAAGGCAATTGTTAAATTGTCCATACTTGTTTTAAGATTGTCAGATAATTCGCCAACTTTTTTAATTTTTTCAGCGTGTTTTTCATATTCCGCTGATGACATACTAAGTTTTTTAGCAACTTCATCAATACTTACGCCAATGCCAGCTTTGCCTAATAAATCTTTAACAGCTTTAACTTTTTGATATGTATTACCAACTTTTGTTAAAGATTCAAAAACTTTATCAATAGCTTTTTCAGGCGCCAGATTAACAAGCTCGTTAAAAGATATGCCTAGCTTTTGAAATTGGCCAATTGTAGTTTCATTGCCTTCTCTAGCTTCTTGTATCTTTGTAAACAAGCTAGTCATAATCTTCTGAGCTTTTTCAGCAGATACACCAGAAGTTTGCAACGCATCTCTAAACTGCAATGTCTTGGCAATGCTAATTCCAAAGCCCTCAGATATATCTTTTATTTCATTTGAAAAAGATAAAGACTTTGCAATTAAAGCAGTTAATCCAATAGTAGCTACACCTAATCCACCGCCTAAAGTTTTTAAACTGCCTTGTAGAGTTTTTAAACCACCGCCTAGATCATCAAATGCTTTTTGTAAATCTTTAGCGTGTTTTCTAGCTTCAGCAGTATCTTCTTTCCACTTGGTGGTAACCAAGCCCAACTTGACCGATAATGAACCAATTTGCGACATGATTAACCTTTTTTGCCTACGAGTTTATCTATTGCATCCATTATAGCGTATCCAAGTATCGTTTGAACCCGGCCAACATTGTTTTCTAAAGCCGGTCTTAAAAATGGATGTGCGCCTTTTGATGCTGTGCCAAACTCTGAATTTTGCAAATGTTTATTACCAAACTCTTGAGAAAGAGCAACTGGCTTTTTGTTTTGCCATACTGTTTGAAATTTACCTCTTTTATTTAAAACAGCGCCTTTTTTAGAATCTTCACGAATAGGACTAGCTGATACACGAGCCATAAACATTTCGCCATCATAGTATTTACTTCTTTTATCTCTAGCTTGAGGCTTATGGACTTTCATATAAATACTGTTTTTAAGCTGGCCTGTTGAGCTTGGCGATTCGCCAGGTGCTAAATCTTTAGCCATATCTAATACAGGTTGCATAGCCTCAGCCAAAGCTTTTCGCCAAATACGATCTGTTTTGCCTGTGCCTATTTCTTCTGAAAGCTTATCCATTTCTCTAAATAATTCTTCAAAGCCTTCTACTTTAAATTCTTCAGCCATTATTCATCCTTTCAATAGAAAAGCCAGGCGCCTGTGTCATAAACAATAATAAACCATCAGATGGCGAAGCATCATTATCAGGATGAACGCTATATTCATTAATCCATGGGAATATTTTTTCTTGAGTATAAGAAGGAGTGCCAGAAGAACGAATGTAATTAAATACCCCTGTTGTTAAGGGCGCCAAAGCACTATAAATAGCTTTATTACCTATGTAGCCATCAGCAAACATAACTTGCAACTCCGTAAAAGTTTCCTCGTCTAAGGAATCTATATATTCAGCAGTATGGCCATTAAAGATCATGGCTGCCCGAAGTTGCCTACGCAACGAACTCCTTAGTTTTTTTTTGCTGTCTTATAGTCTGGTCTAATAGCAGAATCAATTTGCTTAATGATTTCTTTGATAATAGGATCAGGAAACTCAGAGCAAATTTGTTCATAGCTTTCTGTAATAGCTTCGCCATTCTCAGATTGCAATAAATGGAAATATTCTTCTACTTGATTCTCATTAATAGCAGTCATTCTAGCGACTTGCCTAATAGAAGTTCCATCAACAACAATATCATTATCAGTTACTTTAATAACCTCTTGGCCATTATTAATAACTTTTAAAAACTCATCGCCACCCTCATCAATAGCGGCCTTAACATTTTTAGATAATTTGTTATAAAGCTCATCTACTTTTTCTTCAGAAGGACTAGAGATTTTTTCTAATAAATCTTCCATTTCCTGCTTTAGAGGAATTCTTACTTTTAAATCAAATTTAACATCATCAAGCTCAATTGTTATTTTTTTAATTTTTGCTTGATCTTTAACTGATTCGTATGACTTGCCTAGCTTAGATG